CAAAACAAACAACTCTGGGATAAGGCAAACTCATCTCATAGACAAAGATGGCATGTATTAAGTCAAAAAGGATATGATTTTTATTTAAACGAACAACTTACAAAAGACGAGACTGATAGTCTTAATGAAGCTGGGATGCCAACATTTACCATTAATAGAGTAACTCCTATTATAGAAATTATGAAGTATTTTGTTACAGCTAATAATCCAAGATGGAAGGCTGTTGGTGCTACTGGTGATGATGTTGATGTAGCTCAAGTACATTCTGATATAGCTGATTATTGTTGGTATCATTCAAATGGTAAATCAATATATAGTCAAATAGTTCTGGATAGTCTTACAAAAGGTATTGGATACTTTCTTGTTGATGTAGATAAAGATGCTGATAGAGGAATGGGTGAAGTTATGTTTAAGAGACTTGACCCATATGATGTATATGTAGACCCAGCTAGTAGAGATTTTCTATTTAGAGATGCTAATTTTATTTCAGTTAGAAAGAATGTAGCTAAAACTCAATTAATGAATATATTTCCTGAGTTTGCTACAAAGATTAAAAAGGTAACTGGAGCAGCTGATAGTGTCAGTTATTCACAAAGACCTTCAACTGATTATCAATCAATCCAACCTGAAGATATTACAATGGGTCTTACAATAGAAGGCGAAGATGATGATATTATTCCATATTATGAAACATATTCTAAAAAGAAACACGCTTACAGAAATGTATTTATAAAGATTCTACCATCTCCTGTTCAAATGCAGGCTATAAAAGAAAAAGTAGAAACTGAAATGGAAGAAGCTGAACAAGAGATACAAGTCCAATTAAAAGAAAAATTATTAAGTATACAACAATCTCTTGAAGCTGGTGAAGTTATACAAGAAAGAGCTCAGCTTGAAATGGAAAGAGCTAATAAAATGGCTGAACAAGCTATAGAAGAAAAAAGAGTTCAGTTAATGTCAGAAGCTCAAGACTCAGCGACTGTTATAGACCAAAAGATAATGAGCGAGGAGAGTTATCAAATTCTTGCGAAAAGCGAAGATATGCAAGACCAAATAGTTGAAGCTATACAATTTTATGAAAATAGAGTTCATGTAACTTGTACTGTTAGTGATGATATTTTCTTATATGAAAGAGTACTTCCTGTTACTGAATATCCTATTGTTCCTATTCCTTATATGTATACTGGAACACCATATCCTATGAGTGCTGTAACTCCTCTTATTGGAAAACAGCAGGAGATTAATAAAGCTCATCAGATTATGCTACATAATGCTAATTTGGCATCTAATCTTAGATGGATGTATGAAGAAGGCTCTGTCCCAGAGGAAGAATGGGAACAGTATTCATCTTCACCTGGGGCTCTGCTGAAGTATAGGCAGGGATTTGCTCCTCCTACTCCAGTAATGCCAGCCCCTATCAACAATGCTTTTTTTACAATTACTCAAGAAGGTAAAGGCGATGCTGAATATATAGCAGGTGTTCCTTCATCTATGATGGGGTTTACACAAGAACAGCCTGAGACATATAGAGGATTGCTTGCTAATGATGAATTTGGGACAAGAAGACTTAAAGCATGGATGGGTAGTGTTGTAGAACCAGCTCTAGAGCATTTAGGTAGATGTTTTCAGATGATGTCTCAAAGTCATTATACAGTTGAAAAAGTATTTAGAATTGTTCAGCCTGAAGCAGGTCAAATGCCTGACGAGGAAAAAGAAGTAAGAGTTAATATTCCAATATATAATGATTATGGTAAAGCTATTTCTACATTTAGAGATTATTCTACAGCTAGATTTGATATAAGAATTGTATCTGGAACAACAATGCCAATAAACAGATGGGCATTATTGGAAGAATATTTCAGATGGTTCCAAGCTGGATTAATAGATGATATCGCTATGATATCAGAAACAGATATTAGAAATAAGAAACAAGTTATTGAAAGAAAATCAATGTATTCACAACTCCAGGGTCAGCTATCTTCAATGCAAGAAGCAATTAAAGATAAAGATGGAACTATTGAAACATTACAGCGTCAATTAGTACAAGCAGGTATTAAGATGAAAGTTGGAGATGCTGCCAATGAAGTTAGAAAAGATGTTCTAGAAACAGAAGCTCAGCAAAAACTTCTTAGAGGTATGATGAAAGCTGAGTTTGAAAAAATGAAACAAGGATTGAAAGAAGGTGTAATGCCTGAAGGCTCACCGACTGAAGAAACTGAATAATGGCTTGGTTAAAAAAATCTTATCCAAAAATGGCAAGGAGCGGAAGTTCGAACGGAAGATGGGTAGATGGAAGCAGCCAAACATATTATCGAAATAAAACTAATGCTAAGCCAGGTCAAGTTGTTCACCATTCAGATGGTAATAAAAAGAACAATAGTAGGTCTAATCTTAAACTTATTAGCAAGGCTCAGCATAATAAAGACCATCCAGAGAAGGGTGGTAACAGAAAGTGTAAAAGTGGTTACGTTTGGAGCAGCAAAATTAAATCTTGCGTAAGCAGAAAAGATTAGTTGTTTTTATAATTACTTTTGCATTAACTTACAAAAACCAATAAAAGGATAAAATATGGCACAAGAACAAGTAGGCAACGCTCAAGAAGCCCCCGAAAGTCAAGTCAACAACCTCAATAACATAGATAGTATTGATGCTATGGATAGCGGAGATAGTATTGATTCTGGTGATTTTTTCGCAGAATTAGATTCTAGTGTTAATGGAGGTATCATAGATAGCGAATATTCGCAGTCAACCTCGCAAGATTTAAGCGATAACACGCAAGCGAGCCCTAGCGGAGTTCAACAGCAAGGCGATTACAATGTAGACGCTTTGCAAAAAAGGTATAGTGATTCTAGTCGTGAAGCTAAACGTCTTAATGGCAAGCTTAATGAATTAGAACCATATATGCCAATACTCGATGCAATGCGAGAAGACCCTAATTTAATTCAGCATGTGCGGAATTACTTTGAGGGTGGTGGTCAAGCACCAGAGAGTATGTCTCAGAATATGGACCTTCCTGAAGATTTTCAATTTGACCCAGATGATGCTTTTACTGACCCTCAATCGGATTCAGCTAAAGTATTTGGGGCTACAGTTGATGGTATTGTTCAGCGTAGACTTAACAATGAGTTAGGAAAACAGAGAACAGAAAACCAAAGACTCGCACGGGAGACTGCATTTAGACAAAAGACAGACATGACAGATAGTGAATGGTCTACTTTTGTTGATTTCGCTAAAAACAAATCTCTTGAATTGGATGATATTTATTATCTTATGAAAAGAAAAGAACGTGAATCTAATATTGCTGATAACGCAAGACAGCAAGTTGCTTCTCAGATGAAAAAGGTACAAGAGCAACCACGTTCATTAGCTACAGCAGGTAGTGCAACAGTTGAAGCTTCTCAAGACGACCAAGTTTTTGATACATTACTAGGTATTGACCAGAAACTGGACAACGCGTTTGGCTAATAACTGATTTTTTCAGCCATTAGCAGACGCTTAATCGTAAATAGGAGAAGGTAAAAATGGCTGATTTATTTACAATGGAATCAACTGCTGATGTAGCTGCTGGTGCGGCGGGGTCCCGTCTTGGGACTTCTCTCGATACTGGCGTACTTCGTAGACAATATGATTTCGGAAGTAGAGTTTCTGAACTAGCAATAGCTCAAGACCCTTTCTTTCGTCTCGTATCAAAGCTTGCGAAGAAACCAACAGATGACCCAGAGTTTAAATACACAGAACGCAGACCTTCATATCACAAAAGATACGCTTATGTTGTAGCATTCGATTCAAATGGTGCTGCAGAAGTTCATGATTCCGAGTTAGACCAATCTGATGCAGCTTCAGCGGTTTCCGCTGTTGCTCACAATGTTGCTCTTTATATGGCTACTGACTATGAAGCGTCTGGTAATAATACCAGCGTTTTTGGTCAATCAGGCGATAAAGTAACTGTTGGTGGAACTGGAACAAGACCTACATTCTTTTTACCAGGTCAACTGGTGAAAATACCTATTATGAATGCAACTACAGGAACCACAATTAGTGGTTACCATGTTATGAAAATTAGCTCTGTAGTTACTTCAGACCTTTCAAGTAATGCTGGTGTTGATAATGACAGCATGGAGTGTGTTAAGATTAGTGGACCAATTGTTAAATTTGATAGTGGTGGAAATGAGCTAGCGTCTTTCGCTTATAATGCTTCTTCCGCTAATGACGGATTTCAAACTGGTTCAAGTAATGGTTCTAACGAAGTATATGACCGCACGATTGCAGGTCAACTAGAACCAATTAGGTCTTATGTGATTGGAACTGCGCATGGTCAAGGTACTGGCTATCCCGAAACATGGAAAGACCAGCCTTTCTCGACTGCATACGGTCGTACTCAAATATGGAAAACAGCGATGGCAATGGATAACACAACTCGTGCTACCGTTCTAAAGTATGAACCTAATGAGTGGGCTCGGATATGGCGAGAGAAACTAATCGAACACAAATGGGATATTGAGCAATCAATCTTATTTGGTTCACAATACGACTCAGGTAGTGAGTGGTATACACAAGGAGCCGTTGACTTTATTTCAAGCTATGGTAATGTCTTTAGCTTGTCAACAGCGACTAAAACACAAGATGACTTCTTAGATGATTTAAGTAGCTTCTTAGACCCACGTTACAATAATGCTAATGCAACATTGTTCTTCGTGGATACTGCAACTTATAATTGGTTGCATAAGCTAAGTGGTTATTTCTCAAATAATCTTGAGATTTCACCTAACTTTAGAGCTGATATGGCGTTAACGGGTAAGAAGAAGGTATTTGGAGCTGATATTACAACTATTAGTACCCCTTATGGTGATATGAACGTAACTCGTAACATTCACCTTGATGGTTCTAAAGTTAAAATGCTAGCTGTCAATATGAAGCACGTTGCTTATAGACCATTGGTCGGTAACGGACTTAATAGAGATACATCAATCTATGTTGGTGTTCAGACCTTAGAGAACAGTGGTGTTGACCGTAGAGTTGACTTAATTCAAACCGAAGCAGGTATGGAATGGCAAATGCCAGAAGCTCATGCCTACTGGTCATAAAGGAGGGTACTGATTATGGCAAATCCTTTATATGGACAGAATAAAGCTGATGACGCGATTGACCTACTCAGAAGTGGTAAGTTATTAGGAGTAAGAGAATGTAATGATGATACTACTCTAGTAGCTGCCGATTCTGGTAAGTTAATTATGATTGGAACAGCTGCTAAGACAATTACATTACCATCTGCTGAAGAAGGCATGGTCTTTGACTTTTGTCTTAAAGTAGAATCTACAGCAGGAACAACTGTTCTTGCTTCTAGTGGTGATTGTTTCTTCGGTACTGTAAGTGTTCAATCAACTACGGCTGACCAAAGTGGTGTAGACCAAGTAATTGACCACGCAACAGCTATCGGAACGGTAACTAGTTATGATAACTTAGATTTTGTACATGATAGTGCAACTCTAGGTGGTCATGCTGGAGATTCGTTCAGACTAATTGCTGTTGACAGCACAGCTTGGTTATTCCAGGGTGTATTGACTACTGATAATGCTAACCCTGGTACAATAGCGGTAATTAACGCTGGTTAAGGAGGTAACTAATGGCTAATGGTAGCGGAACTAATCAAAAAGCGAAAGCTAGTTATGCTCCAGGTGAGTATTGTTTCACTATGGATAGTTCATCCGCTTCATCTCATGTTTTAGACATGAATGATAGTGGAAAAACATACTTCCTTGAAAGTACTGTAGCTAGAACTATTACATTACCAGCCGTAAAAGCTGGTTGTAACTTTAAGTTCATAGCAACAGATACAACAGTGGATAGTTCAATCACAACTAGCGAAGGCACTGCTCTTCTTAAAGGAGGAGCTGAGTG